ATGTTGTAATACTCACCAGCCTGTAATGCAGATATTTTACATACCTCAGCTACGTCATAAGCAACGAGGTGTGGAGCACCCAATACTTGTTCATCATGTACAAACGCATAGCGTTCATGATTAAAGCAGCTCATCCGTAGGTTGTGGTCTGTCAGTAGGAGCCACCGTTTTGCGACAACGGCTGCCGACCCCTGTAAGAGACAGTTCAACGCCTTGTGTTCTTTGTCCACAATAATTTGGCGTTTGTCGATAGCACGAATACTACCTCTCTCAGCAACTCTGCGAGTATCTTTAACAAGATCTTCCAAGCCTGGAATAGCATCCATATAAGCTCTACGAATTTCTGCCCCCTTCTTCTTCGCTTTGTCGAGGGGGAGCATATTGTCAAAAGATAATCCAAGTTTCTGGTCGCCCCCTCCATACAAGAAACAATAAGTAATTGTCTTGACCTGTCTGCGAGAGATTCCAATTTTTTCTGCATTGACTTGGTGAATGTCTTGTTCTAGTAAGATCTTTGCATACCTACCGCCATCGTAACGTGCTAGGTAGTGAGCAAACAATCTTAGCTCTATCCCAGCAAGGTCGCTATCAACTAGCTTCCAAGTTGGGTTGGTGATAAATAGTTCACGGCAATCCTTGTCCGAACTTACTTGAGCAAGATTCGGGTGTGAATGTGCCATTCGATGTGTCACCGCACCGATAAAGCAAGAGTGGTGAAGTCTGCCATCCTTGACCAACTTTAACCAAGCATTAGTTCCTTGTGATAACATTCCTAACTTCTTCTGAATGACCAGAATATTTAGAAATACTAATGCCTCTTCTGTTCCTATCTCTTTGAGAACTGTCTCATCAATGACTGCTTTACCAGTCGGTGTGAGTTTGGTAGGCTTCCAACCTTGAAAGGTTTTGAACCACCATGCTATGTGTTCTCTACTGCTAGGATTAAACTCCTTTAACCTTTGCATTTCTGCTCCAGCAAAGTAACCTTGTTTCTTGTTATCTCTTTTTGGAGTAAACAAGTTGTGTGGAACGTAGTGGCAGATTGTCTCAGCCTTTTTCTTGAGTTTCTCCAGCTCGGTTAGCAGCTGGTTCTCTAGTTCCTGTGCCTTTGCAACATCAAATGGCCAGCCTATGGTCTTTTGTTCAGCCATCAGCTCTGCTATCTGGTGCTCTAGGACAACGCTTTCAGCGATTTTTGGAAATGTGTCCATAGTTTAGCGAGGATAACAACGTCTTTTTTGCAGTACTCCTGCATCTCTGGCGACCACTCTTTCCAGTCAGTCGTCTTTCCAAACCCATCTTTGAAACATCTCAATCTGTAACCATAGGCTTCGAGACTGTGTGACCCATACAGACGAGCTGGCATCATAGCCCACTTACGTCTGAGGTCGATGTCCAATAGGTCTGGGTGAAAGAACCTACTGAGTATCAAAGTGTCCCAGTGTTTGGCTTTGCCTTCCCAAAAAGGAAAGTGCTTTTTGATTTCTGGTACGTCAAACATAATACCATTGTGTGAAATGATATTGTCAGCTCCTTCGAGGTCGTTGACTGCGTTGACTACACTGTAATTTTTACTAGCTTGATCGTTGTACTCCATGATTTGACCTGTATCTATGTCTTGAGTAACAACACAATGGATACAACTTGAGTCAATACCATCTGTTTCTATATCGAAAGCTAGGTTAACCGAAGTCTGTGCTTGGGTTGAAGTCGGGCGTAACTTCATTTTCTTCAAAGGTGCATGTGTCGAGGTGGTAAGTTAATTCGTTGGCGATACCAACTTCCCCAGAATGACGATTCTTGAGGACTCTAACAGTTGTAGTATCTCGTTTGCTTGGATCCTGTTGATCCCGTTCAAGGGCAATAACCGTGTCAGACAGCTGTGCAATCGCAGCAGATCCTCGCAGTTGTCCAAGAGTAATACGGGCTCCTTCCTCATGGTTTTGATCTGATTGTGTACGTCTGAGGTGCGATACTAGAAACAAGACTATGCCAGTGCGTTCAACAAGTGAGCGTAACTTGGTCATTGTCACGTCTATCATACGTCTCTCATCTCCGTCCAATCCACTCAATAATATACTGAGGTGATCGAGGAATATAACACGACACTCCAATCCACAGGCAAGGTATTCGATTCGACTGTAAATTGTGTCAGGGTCATAGCTACCAAAGCCATCGAACAGAAAAAGATTCCAATTAGCAATAGTACTGTTATAGGCGTATTCGAGTTCTGTTCGTTCATATTCTCCTAAATGATAAGATCTTCCTAGCGAGGCAGACATCAAACCTAATGCCGTCCTACGGTTAGATTCTTCAAGTGCCAAGTAACCGACCCGTTCTTTTCGGTGCAGAAGATGACTTGCAAGACTCCTACAGAATGAGGATTTTCCAGTACCAGATCCTGCAGTAATGGTGACAAGTTCTCCGTACCGTATACCGTGCAGCTTTCGCTGTAGTCCTTGAAATGGGTAGTCATGGTCAGCGGGGGGTGTGGGTGTGGTGATTAGTTCGAGTAGAGATTTGGCATCAACGATACCGTCTGGTCTGTATGTCTTTGCATCCCAGATTGCTCGTCTGATTGCCTCGGAATCGCCAGCTTGCAGTGCGTCAGAAGCATCTTTGTACTTCTCAAGCCTTGCAATCTTTGCTTTTCCAGGTGGTAGTAGCTCTGCACATTCTTGTGCTGCCTGTCTACCAGCTTCGTCATTGTCAAAGAATAAAACAACCTCATCATAGCTTTGAAGAAGGTCTAGAACCCTTTGTAATGACTTCTTAGCAGCCTTTGCACCATTTGGTATGGATACATGAGGCCATTTGGGTTGTGCTTCCCATCCAGAGGCTGCATCGAGCTCTCCTTCATATATGGTAAGCCTTGTACCCTTATCTGGGAATAAATTTTGCCCAAAAAGTTGAGAGTCGTTGTTGTTACCCTCCATCCAGAAGTCTTTGTCCTTTGTTTTGACTTTTGCTGCACAAACTTGACCGTTTTTGTCAAAATAGTGCATACGGAGCGTTTCTCCGTCCTTATGGATGCGATATTTACGGCATGTCTCTTCGGACAAGCCTCTTTTTCCTAATTTAACAGGATTACCTTTGAGCATTGCGGTTCGTTTGGGTTTGCCACTATCGTCATCTCCTCCAGAACTATAAGCATTGCATACAAAGCAATAAGTGTGTCCATCAGAATACACGGAATTACCGTCTGACGAACCACAGCTAGGACAGCTGGAGTGATATAAGAATGTTGATTCATCTGAGCCAGTCAACTGGGATTGCATAATAAGCACACCAAGGAAAGCCGTTCTTCTCTGCCCACATAGAGTAGGTAGTTTTAGAACGCTTGTTTATTTTATTGTGAGGGGATTGAAAGATGATACGAATATCAAGGTCTGGGTTAGCTGCCTTCACAGCTTTCATCTTGCGTCTTTGCTCTGGAGGAAAGTAACCTTTAGTTTCTAAGTAGACATCCCCAACCTTAAAATCAGGGATGTACTTAGCTTCTATGGTGTATGTCAGCTTTTCGCCCTCATACTGGTACGGTACTTTCATCTCGTCAAGCAAGTCAGCAACCTGCTCTTCCAAATGACTACGCATTAGAAGTCGTCCTCTTCAACGGAGCATGGAGCTGCGTCTACGTTAGGATCTTCGACCTTAAATCCACTTGACTTACCAAATAGTTCTGATGCGTCCTCGGCTGTCATGTCACCATTGTCTACTACACCAGCTCCGCTGTTAAGACTAACAACTTGTACTGCTTTTAGTTTCAATGATGTACCGATGTCACCGCTTGGTAGGACATATGGCTTTTGGAAGAAAGCTAACTTAACTTTACTACCGCTGTAGACTGGTGTGTCTGTGTCTTTGATTTGTGTTCCTTCTGTATCAACAACGACTGGAATAATCTTGTCGCCATCTCTCCAGCTGAAACGAAGGTGGTATGTACCTTTCTGATTGTCTAGCTCTTCCCAAGGCTCTGGCTTGACTGTAACCCTCTTAGGGTTCTTAGCCTTGCTTCTAGCCCATTCTAGAGCTGACTCACGCTCTTCTTCGAGTGTACTGATTAAGTCCTCTTGAACAAGTGCGGATAGCTTGTAGCCCCATTCCCCAGGCTTGAGTACGGCTTGAAAGCCATCAAGTGTCACGGGTTCTTGAGTTACGTGGGTGTTCATAATTAACAGAAAAAATAGGTGGAATTAGATACAACCTTTGGGTCTAGTGTCCCAACGATTGGTGGTGGTTCTGAGGCATTGATTGTCTCTGCAAATTTGGAGAGCCAACATTCTTCGGAAAAGATATTGGTGTAGGTTTCTCGCACAAGGCGATTGAGTGTTCCCATGTCTCCTGCTCTGCAAAGAACAGAGTCATGTATGACTGTGAATGGTTCATCGAATTGAGTAAATGATCTGTGAAGGATCGAAGCATCGAATGAATGAATGTAATTTGGGGCAGTGCTAGACTTATGTTTAGTAGGACTTGGTGTAGTTTTACCAGTAGGTAATCTTACACAAGTACGTCCCAACAACTGCAGCTCCATCTGTTTGGTTTCGATGTCGTCTCTTCTTTGATTGACAATAAACCCAGACGGTGTGACCCATTCAACTTCTTTAGCACCATTTCTGATGTAAAGTCCGACATGTTTCTTTATCCATCGCATCACTTGCATTGGCCCTGGAACTATAGCGTCCATGCTGTTGTATACAGCGTTTACGACCTGTGTGAGTTCGTCCTTTGTGGGGTCGATACCCTCTTCAAGCAATGCTTCACGTATGTACTTACGACTACTATCCTTAGTAGCATTGTATGGTATGGTCATTACCGTGCGTTTGCACACGGATCTGTTCATCCAACGGTGCATGTATGTAGGTAAGAACTCTTTTGCTTTCTCAGCCACCGCTTTGTAAGCGTCACTAGGTTTACTACTAGGTACGACATTTACAAGCTCTGCTGTGCTTTTGTCTCTAGCTAGACCAGCAAGGATCTGTAGACCAGAGCATGTTGCATCAACTGCAACCATAAGACCAGTTGTTTTCTTGTCTTTAGCTATACAGCAGTGGTAGTATTCATGACAAGCAGCCATAAATTGCCAAGGCTCGTCAACTTCTTCCCATAGGTGTAAGTAACCCTCTGGGTCGATAGCGACCTTGGTTATAAGGTCAGAATTATTAGACACCCATTGATGTCTGTCCTCTAGTGTTTCTTTGTCCAGTCCGTAGGTTGTAGCTACTTGGAAAGATAACCAGAGTTCTGCCTCATCTGTCACACTAGACTCATCAGCAAATCGCAATAATGCTTTACCAAAGTCTGTGTCTTGTGGTGTTAGGAAGGCTGGTATAGGATATGCTCTACCTCTGTAGTCGAAAGACCAACATAAATAAAAGACATCATCCTTAAACTTCTCAGCAGCTTCTAACTGTGTGCGTGTTCGCACTGATCGTTTGAAGTTTATTCGATCAGCATTGTGAGCCTCTGCCATAGCTCGTCTCCAAGCTAGGTTGCTCTCCTGATTTTCGTCTGCATCTACAGGACGTGGTAACTTCGTGGTAGGACTAATAGGTATAAACTTACCTATAATTCTACCTCTCAACCTCATCTTATCTGCTATGTGCAGCACGTGCTGATTAACACAGTACTTGACCCGCTGTAACTTGTTTAAAAAGTTCATCGGTGCTTCTCCGTGTATTATGATGGGGTTTCCCTTTCGAGTAAGATCATGACCCTTCATCATACGGTTAGTCAAGTAACCACCGTAGATAATAGTACCATCATCATTGTAGCCCCAATCGTCTGGTACAACTAGCATTGGCCAAGGTATACCAGCAAATAACTCAGCAGATTTTATCAGTTCAGCTCGTCTTTGATTGAACAAATCAGTAGGAACTACCCTGTATTCATATCGTTTACGATGTGTCTTGCGTTTGTTAACAGAAAACCACTGTGTAGTTTCCATTACAATTAGTAGACCCCACCTGCCAAGTGATGTCTTGGCTTTGATATTCCAGGGCTGCCATCTGATGTCACGTTGCCCAAACTTCTGACTAGCTATGATCTCCTTTTGTCGTGTACCACATGAGTTGTGAAAGTATTTCTCAGTGATGTAGTGCATCAACGCAGGATGTTCTTTCTTGTACCATCTGAACTTACACTCTGATTCAAGTGCAGAGCCAAGAGCAACCAGCATAGGAGTGATAAGGTTAGCTCCTCTCTGTGTGCTAAATACTCTGTCAAATGTGATCTTGAGTAGAATAGTTGCAATGGCTAGAGGTTCGAGGTCATCAAGGTAAAGAGCTATGTCTTTGTAAAACTTACCAGCTTGACCTGTCTTAAGTTTGAACTTAGTATCTTCGACCTTGGTAATCAGATAGGGCAGTGCTTCTCTGATTGATGACACCCCATAGACGCTTGCGGAAGCGTAGGATTTCTCTTCTAACTTCTTCATGGAGTCGTGTAGCCTTTGCCTCCCACAGCTGATCGCTTCCTGTTCCAGCAGGAACTGTCGGTGTAGGTTTGTATGCGTCTCCATAGGCGAGGAAGAGGGAATATTCGTAGTCATCGAGGTGGTCGATTTGGCGTTGTGTAAGGTTAGATGTCATAGCATTTACACTGTTGTTCGTAGGGGAATACTTTGCAATACTCCTCCATGCTGTTGAAGCAAGTCCAGTTGGGTAGGTAGAAACCTAGCTCATACTCTGGGTTGCGTTTGGTAATGAGCTTGCCCTGAGAGGCTAGTATTACCAGTAGGTTGTCAATGACAGGCGGGCCACAGGGATCTATTTCTAGCATCACCTCGCCCGTATCATCGTTGATGTAGTAGCCGAGTCTGTCAAGGATCTCGGATAGGTCACATGGGTTCATGGGATTTCGGTTTGGGTGTCCATTACAGCATTGCTGGTCATGACAATGTAGTCATCATCATTCATCAGCAAGCCTTTCATAAAACGCTTCGCAGCGTTTGACTGGCGGTATGCCTTTTCTTGTATTGTACCATCTTGCTTTACAGCTCGGACGACACATACATAAGCTGCTGGTAGATCCCAGCTGAGAGCTGCCTCGTGACCCATATCAAACGTGACTTGAGTGAGTTCGTCTGTGGCATGCCACTTGTTTAGCTCTCGTATTCGGTTTTCAAATGGGTCTTTTCTCATGTTACCAGATTCGTATTTGATTTTTAGTTGGTGGGTTGTCCTTGTTGTGCATGTAGACTACGTATTGGCAGCCCTGCATGGACAATGAGATGGCAAGCATAATTAGACATGCTCTCATACAAGCTCGTCCTCAAATCTCTTCATGGCAATCTCAGCTTGCTTCTCCTCATCGTAGTAAGGGAAAGCAGCCTTGACCTCCTCGAAGATAGATTCCAGGCGTTCTTGTGCGTGTGGTGTACTCAATCTAAGTCCTCCTCTTGGTTGATGTTGCGTAGGTTGTGTGCCTCGATGATGAACTTCTCACCGTCTCTTGGACTTTGCATAATACGCTTGAGTCTAACCATTGTGGTGTCAATGGAATCGAACACTCCACATATTGTGCCAGTGTCTGAGTACAGAGAGGTACGTGTGATTGTAAAGACAATCGGATCGTCACAGCAGTCAAAGGTTTGAATGTACTGCTGTTCGTCTGTTGGTTTGAGGTTGATGATGTCAGCCATGTGATTGGAGCCAAGTAAGTGAGCGTTGCATTGTGGATGGGTCGTCATTAAACTTACCAAAAGCTACGTTGCAGGAGTCGCAGATGTAGCCTCTGAATCTGTCAGTTTTATGATCGTGGTCAAGAACCCAGTTAGCAGTATGCCTACCGCATGCTGGGCAGTCGCCTGGGGCAGGTACAGGATTCTGCCGTCTCAGTCTACGTCTGACCGTTGCTTGGTGGTTGGAGCAATGTTTGCAAGTATTCTTACGACCTGCTCCCACAGTACTGAAGAGCGGGAAGTCCTTGAGAAGTTTAAGTTCTCCACACTCTTTGCACTGTTTAGCCTGTCCTGATTTGTAGGCTTCTTGGATCTCATGTTCAATTAATTTCATAGTAATTGGTGTAGATCACGGAATCAGCTAGATGGTCAAGTCCAGCATCAGCGAGTGCATCATAGATGTCTCTGTCTGAATCAAAATCCACAGCGATAGTGGAATTACCAGTTGGTGTGTAGGA